AAGGCATATTGGTAGTAAGGATCTAAAGTGGAACCAGAATAAGAACCACTAGAATATCCTGAACCTGTGTATTTTAATCTAATGTTAACACCAGAATCAGTTAACCATAAACTTTGAGAAGCAACACTAGCTGTATTTTGAGGTAAACCATCTGTTTTAAATCTAAATTCTACTGCTTGAGGTTTATTATTTGAAGCTCCCCAAGTAGAATTTAAAACAAATGATGAGGTAATAAAAGATGAACCACTAGTATAAAAATCATAATTATATTCATCTTGCCAGTTATCAAATGTATTTGGGTTTTTATCTTTACCACCAAATTCATTAATTCTTAAAATAGTATCAGGAATACCAAAAGTAGTAATTAAATCTCTTAAACCAGCTACCGTACCTTTTTTCTTTAATAATAAAGGCAAGTTGTGGTATATGCGTTTATATTGCTCTTTATTTATGTCATCGGTGGGTACCAATGAAGATGTAGATGACGCGGTTATATACGTTGTTATATAGTCTAAAAACGTATTTGATGGTACGGGGTACTGTGTGGTTGTATAAGGTAAGTTAAACTACCTGATGGAGTTAAACCTAATAATGCTTGGTAAACATCATTTGAAGAGAAATTATTTTGGTATATTGAAATACCCATATCTCTTAAAATATCGGCTACTAGGTCTTTTGACACACCATAAGTTAAACGGTTATCAGCATCATATTTTGTTGTTATATTTTGTAAATAAACAAATACTTCATCAAAAAGCTGTCCAACCATTTCAACAAATAGCTCAAATTTTTCATTTTGAGAATCCTCTCTTATATAAGAGGGAATAGCTAAAGTTAAAGCATTGTTATTTTCTATATCATATTCCTCGGCTACTGCCAATTGACCTGATAGCCAGTTTAATCCGGTTACTGAGGTTGTTGAAACGTTAGTATAAGGGGGTGTAGGTCCTGTTTTAGGCCAAGCAGTACTTGCTGATGTATAATATAAATAGTATTCGTAATTATCAAATCCCGTGATTATTTCATCAATTTTAGCTTGCCAAATAATATTACTAGAGGAAATATAATAAGAACCACTTGAAGAACTAGTAGATAAACTAGCACTATAGGTATACTGTTCTAATAATTGTAATTTATAATAAAAGTTTTCTAGTCTAGTTTGGGCAGATGAAAAATGGATAAAATTAGCATAATCAGAATAATCTATATTTACTGTTATTCCGGTTTGTGCTAAAATATTATTTAATTGGTAACTTAAACTTCCTGTTCCTTGAGACAATGATGAAGTTGTTTGTTTTAAATTACTATAATTTAAATATTGAGTAGAATTATTTATTTGGTCTGAAATTCCTAAATTGAAATTAGGACCTTTTAATTGTATGTTTGTATCTACTAATTCAAATATAAAATCAATATTTACATTATATGCTAAGGAATCAGCTACCTTAACAACTCCCCAACATTCTGATTTTAGTTCGAATTCTGCTGGAAGGGGGTCATATAATTTGATTAAAACTGTTGGATTATCTAAACTAGAGGTATCTACTAAAGCATTAATAGCAATTACTAAATTATTATCTCCAAAATCTAAATAAAAATCGTAATAACTTCCGGTTGAATTAATAATAATATCTTGTAATGCTAAAGAAGAAGAAACTACTAAATCATTAGGAATTTGAGTAGTATCTAATCTAACTTCTGTTCTATCCGGAGATATTTCTGATATAAAGTATCGTGAATTTGAATCAGAAGCTAATATAGGAGAAACAAAATTATAAACTACATTAAATTGTCCTTCTCTATATCCTTGGCTTAATACATTAGTACCCGGATCTAAAATAATAGAATCATCATTAGTTACTGTAAAATCAGGATAACCACTTACATCTGAAAAGAGAAGTTGGTTATTTAAATTATATATAAAAAATTCAAGTTTATCTCTATTAAAATCAAAAACAACAGGAACTTCTAAATTAGTAATAAGAGAAGTATCCTCAATAGAATAGTCCTGTAGTTCAAAAGTAATTGGGTTTATTGGAGATATGTTTATTATTTCGGCCATTATAAGCTACCTGTAATTAGTTGTTGTTGTAATTCTAAATTTTCTTGTCTTAATGATGTTACTTCATCTATTAAAGCTTGAATAGTATCATTTTCAAGTCCTGTGTCACCAATATAGGCTTGACTCGTTTTAATAAGATATTCATGAGAATTTGTTTCTCCAAATTTAGGTATAAGAAAAAATATATCTTGATAATTTTGGAAGAACTCAGGAACAGATATAGTAGGTCCTACCGAAGCAGTAACTTGAGGTTGAACTAATTGTGTAAAAGAAGTATCAATAATCCTTTCATATTGGTTTTTAGCATAAACTTGTTTATTTAAATTTACTACTTCAGCCATTATCCGTTAACTACTTTAAATGAATATTGATTATTAAATACTATAGTTGAACCATCAATAGTGGTTTTAATTAGAATAGTGTAATATCTTTCTGGTTGTAAGAAGTTCATATAAACATCAAAATAACTTGAAATTGAATCGGCACTTACTTGAGTATAAGTATTATCAAAATCAATTACATATTCATTTGTTTCTAGATCTTTAATAGCCCAAGTTGTTGATCCTGAAGGTAAATAATAATTATTAAGATAAACTGAGCCTGTAGTCCATAATTGAACGGGATATTCAGGTCGTGCATTTATTCTGAATCTGTTTATACTTTGACTATAAAATATTCCAGGATTTTCTGCTAAATTTATATTTGCAGGTAATACATTTAAAACTGTTTGAGTTGAAGAACCTGTATCCCAAGAAAAATCATCCCAACTAATTTGTAAATCAGGAGGATAAATTGTGTTAGTATCAACGGAAAAATATTTTAATTGAGGTTGATAGTTAATATTATTTACAAATTCTGTGTTTTGTTTTAAAATAAAACCATAGTTAGGTAACTGAGCAGGAATCGAACTTGTAGTCCATGCTCTAACAGTATTTGTTACATTTAAATTTATATCTTTATCTGATCTGTATGTAAAAGTTACAGAGGCAGAGTATTGAGAACCAGTATACCAAATTCCACCTCCAGCATCTACTGATGAGGTAAAAGAGGATGTTGCACCTGTTGGAAGACTTGAAGTCCAAGGGATACTACCCGAATAATCAGCCCAAATCCAAGAGGTACCATTAGTTACTATAGGATTATCTAAATAATGACCTGTTCCCATTCCCCAAGATTTTGCTACAGGGAAACATTTTAAGGTTGTATCTACATTTAATCCTTCAGCATTTGCTATAAAACATTGTAAAGTTGCATTCCAGTTTCCTGAATGGTATTTGTCTTGAGGGATTAAATTTATTGCTGAAAGTAAATCTTCACTAGCAAATTGAATTAAAAATCTACTTGCTTGAGGGGAATTAGATGTTTCTGAATAAGCGGCAAGAGAGGCCTCAATAATCTCATCTAATCCTGTGTTCATATCAGGATAAGCGGAATATAAGGTTGCGTCTTTTTCAGGGAATATTTTTAATACTGCCATTTTATTTTATTATAAAGGTACTACTCTTCCTTGAATATCTTGATTAGGGTATTTAACTTCAAATATTGAAGGATCTAATGAAGGATAAATTACATTTCCTTGAGTTGCCCCTGAGATATCATAGGCATATTTACTATATCCTATGTTTTCTCCTACTAAATTAGTTATTTCAATATTTTTTACTGTTTGAACTCCTTCAATTCTATCAAGTAAAATATAAATATTTCTTAAAATAATTGGTTGATTAATTTGCCACTTATCGATTGCAAAATAATCTTGTAAAGCAACAATACACTTAGTTAAAGTCTCATTACTATTATAATCAGGTAAAACTATAATATCAAAATTAACTCCAATATTAATAATAAAAGCATCCTTAATATTAACAGAATCATTTACCATTCTGTATTGAGAAAGATAAGTGGTTAAATTTTGTTTCAAAGCAGGAGATGCTATATTTAATTGATTTTGAATATTATAAGATAAAACGTATAAATCCAATACTGATTGAGACTCACCCGCAGATATTGATTGGGCTTTAGTAGGTTCAATATATGCTTTAGAAATAACACCGTATTTGGCAGGCATAGATAATGCTCTTACTAAATAATCATTTTGGGTTACGTTACGTAATTGAGAGGCAAAATTAGCAGATGAATTTTGTCTAATTTCTTCTATTGTATCTCCATCTCCGCCTCCATCTGCTGCTTGAGGATTTGTTACAGCTAAAGAATTAAATATATAATTAGCCGTTACCGTAGTTAAATTACTATTTAAAAAGGTAACAGTACTAGCTAAAGTAGTTAATGAATTAGCAGCAACATTTGATTCAACTCCACCACCAGTTAAATATCTAACTGTTAAAGTTGTATTTGAAGGAGCAATACCATAGGTTTTAGTAAATAAGAAATTTTCAGGAGAATAAGCAGTGGTTAATTTACTTTTTTCAAAAGGTAAACCAATACCTACATTATTTGGATTAGGAATAATTTCCTCATCAGTATCATTTGCTGTACCAGAACCAAATTGTAATTGGAGAGAACCTGTATTAAAAACACGAGTAGCAAATCTTCTTTGTACTTTTTCTAATTTTAACAAATAAGGAGTATCTCCTGAATATTGGGAAAGATTAGGATCATTTGTATTGGTATTTTTAATAGAATCGAATATCATTTCTTGACCCAAATAGTCTACTTCATACCATTCATTTCCATCAGTATCTATTACATCTAAAATACCTACAATTCTTTCAGCGTTAATATCCACTGTAGAGAAAGGAACCGGATTTCCAAAAGAAAATTGAGTTGTATTAATAGTTGATGAAATAGCTTTTCTTGATTTTTTTAATAAGAAATACAAAGGATTTCCACTTCCATCAATTTCATAAACTGTAACTTCTGTTGGATCTCCTGAACTTGAAACAGAAAAATCTACTGGATCTTCTATTATAAATGATACATTAGTAGGTGTTAAAGATGAAACTATTGAATTAGCAGGAACAAATAAAGAATAATTAAAATCAGGAACAATATTAGGAGTACTTCCTGATGCTGGTACTTGTTGATAGAAATCAATAACAGTAGAGGCAACTTGAGTTACATTTGGTTTGTAACCAAACATATAAGCTAATTCATATAAATTATTAGGTTGACGAGCATACTGTAAAAAGTTTTCCTGTATTTGGTTATCCATATAAAACGATAATACGTCACCTACATAGGCAGCCATTTCCATAAACATCATACCTGGTGAGGTAGGACTGAAATCTGTATAAGTTGTAGGGAAATAAGTTCTAGCATAATTGATTAAACTAGCTCTTAATTCTGTAAAGTCTTTATTTATATATTGTATGTTTCTTTTAACAGCCATTATTCAAAAGTGATATTAATATTATCGGATATTCCAGTATCGGCAACATTGTATGTTAATTCCACGTTAATTTGGTTAACATCAGGAAGAGAATCTATATTTAAACTTGCTACTATTACATTAGGAAAGTAAGTATTAAGTTGATATTGTATATTTTGTTTTAATCCTTCTAAATTACCTTCGGAAATTTGTTGAAAAACAAAAGATCTTAAACTAGCACCAAATGTAGGATTTAAGTATCTTTCTGGTTGGTTTGTAAGGAAAAAGTTAATTAAATTATTTTTAATAGCATCTTTGGTAGTATAAGTAGATTTAAAAACAGCATCACCATTAAAAGGTAAAGCTACACCAACGGCAGTACCGGGTTTAAAGTCTACGGGGAATATTTTTTTAGCACCAAAGGCCATTATTTTTTCATTAAGTTCATTATTTGATCTAATCCAACACTACCTTCAGGTAAAGAACCATTTACAGGATCTACTGGGGTTGTTGGATTAAATTTACCAGCATATGCCGAATTTGCCACACCACCTTTTTGCATTTCCTCTATAATTCCTGAAAACATGTTTCTGCGTTCAGCGGCAGTTAATTGTTTTGGATTTTCAACATGAGGTTGAGCATATGTATCTCTCAAAGATTCATTTATAGTGTTAGGTACACCATAACCACCTATTCCAACAGGAACACCTTTAGGAGATTTTATTGCCTCCAGTAAAATGTCTTTCATTTCCTCTTGAATAGCTTCTTTAACAGCCTCTTTAATTAAAGTTTTTAAAGCATCAGTCTTCATTGTTTATAAATATTAAAATTAGTAACCTTTTAAATTATCTCTGTCAATTATTAGTTTAAGTTCGTTGATTAGGGTTTGGTTATCTGTAGTAAAAGATAGTTCTGTTTGTATTAGTACTATTCCTTGTTGGTTTTTACCAATTGCTCTTCTACGAGTAACATTAGGGGCATAAGGTATTTCCTCAATTTCTATAATAAAACCTTCATAAGTTGTTTGGTTTTGGGTTTGTTGTGCTTGTAGCTGAGTAGTAGATATATCTTCTATTTCTTTAGAAATAGGGTCTAAAGTGGTATTAGGATCGCAGGTTTTTAAAACAAAATCAATAGCTTTTAAAGATTCTGTTGCTTTTAAAATATAGCTACCTACTAAAGAAGCAGCTAAAGTAGCACCTCCTATTATTAATGATAATTTAGTTAGTCTAGAGTTTCCTTTATTATCTATTAAAATTTGATTTTTTGCTTGACTTAAAGTATTTAAAGTAGTAGGTAAAGTTGCGGCTAATGCTGGAAAAGATGCTGCTGCTATTTTGGCTACTATTTTAGCAGTTTCAATTCCTTTAATTGCTAAATCTAGAAAAGTTAAAAAAGAAGATAGTCCAGTTAAAGAAATAGTTATAATATTTAAAGTTCTACCTATCCTGTTTAAACTAGAAACTATTGAATCTCTTTGTTGTTTTAATCGATTTATTTCTTCTTGTGATAAACAAACTCCTTGAGTATTATATTTTTCAACAAATTGAGTTATTAAATTATTTAATGAAGGTTGTATAATAGTAATAACTTGATTTCCTGCGGTTGTTAATAATAAAGGTAATTTAGCTATTCCTGCTGCTTTTAAATCAGAGGGAGTAGCATTTTGGATTTGGGTAGCATTTATATCAGGAATTTTAACCATTATGTTGTAAAATTATTAGAGGATTTAATATTATTTAAATTAGATTCTAATTCATTTAAAATCAAAGACATATTATTTGCAGCAGCATTTAAAGGTCCTAAAGGAACACCGGGTGCGGTAGAGACTTGCGTAGAAGTTACTTGCATAAAAGCTTGTAAATTAACTATTAATTTTTCTAATAAAGCAACTGTTTGGTTTCCTAACAGCAAAGGTTCAGTTGCTGATTTAGAACCTAAATAAATATTTTGTGTTTGAAAAGTAGCTACATTAGTATCAACATTTAATCCATTTTGGGAATTTAAATTTATAGATTTATTAGAGGATAATAATATATGATCATTAGTTGAATTAAAAACTAATCTTCCCGAATTTATAATTACTTGTTTTCCCTCGTATAATCCTGGATTGACAGGGGGGTTGTTTTTGTAACTAATATATTTGGTGGAAGATGCTTTTAATGGGATCTTTTGAGTACTGGTTAGATAAATAGAGGATTCATCATTATTGATATCTTCAATAATAGGAACCCATCCTTCATCATTTTGTTGTCCTTGTCCATTTCTTAAAATAACAATTGGATCTCCAGAAACACTATTCCCCGTTGACCAGTTATTTAAAGAAGCTAGGGTAGGTGGTTTTGTTTTAACTGTTGAACCAATCCTAATACTATTACCCCATCTACCTTCATGAATAATATCACCCTCAAAAGGAGATAGAGGATGAATATTAGATCTTTCAATAAAAGTATTACCTAAATTTAATTCAATTGTTTGATCTGTTTCCTTATTTACATTACCTACTTCTGTTTGTTTATAATCTTTTTGTTGAGTATTAGGTAATTGAGAATTATCAAGAGGAAAAGCGTTATGATGGGGGTGATTCCATAATGCCGTAGGGCATATATAATATGCAGAAACTGAGGTGGTTATGCCTCCTTTATTTCCATTTCCTTCAGGAGTTGGATTTAAATTAGTATCAGGTAAATTTACAATCCAAACAATTTCCTCTAATAAAGGAAGATTTTTTATATTTCCAAAATAAGGTTTAGCAACCGAAGATAAAGTAGAGGCTGTAGTTATATCTTGAAATTCAATATATCCAATAGCATTATATCCTCCTAAATCATTAAATCTTGGATGGTTTTCATCTAAAACTATACTTTTTACTCTTCCTGCTTTAAAAGAAACAGGAGAAGCTGTCATTCCATTTGGAGACTGGGAGGATTGGGAATTAATACTTGCTTGAGTATTATTAGTTCTACTAAGGAATGTGGCCATTATTTTTCTCCTTTCAATTCGTTCATAGCAGCGAGTAATTGTTCTTTTTCTTCATCCGAAATAGTTAAAGCACCTTCTGCTGTTTGTGTCTGCATAGCACGTTGAGCAAGAGCAGCCATTTTAATTAATAGATCATCATTTTTAACACTAATTTCCATGTATTCCTTAATCAAAGGAACTACTAATGTAGCATCACCAATATCAGAAATTAAGGGTTTCAATTCAGAAATAAGAGCGGAGACTTGTTTGTCTTTTTTCTGTTGATTATTATAAATTTCCTCCAAAATATCGGAGAATTTTTTATTTTTAAAGACTATGCTATCAAATTGTGACATAAATATACAATTAGTTTCTTATAAATATGAAACTCAAAAACTTGTATATCCGTGTTCCAAATAGAATATATAACCTTCTTTAAAAATGTCGTAAAGTTGATTTGCTATTTTAGTGATTTTAGGAGTTTTTACATCAACTTGTTCACGGATATAAATGTAAAGAGCTTTTTTATTAAAAATATCTAAATGTTCTCTTTTTCTAAATAATTCCAATATTGCATCCGCTATTTGAGCGTCATATTCTTTAGGAAACAATTCAAATATATTTTCGGTGCAATATTTAGTAAATTCATCTATATAAAACGATAAACGGTCTGTATCGGAAGAATCTTCTATGCTGTATGAATGATTTTCATCTTCCTCTAAGGTTTCAATAGGAGAGGTATCAATACGTTTTTTATAATTTTTCTGGTTGGAAAGAATTAAATAACGTTTTGCAATAGTACCAAAATAAGAATATGCTTTGGTACCTTTAGTTTGATCGTAAAGATGAATTTTAGATAAAAGAAAAGTAATTACTTCATGTTGTAAATCCTCAATATTTTCTACTTCAGTATAATAGAATTTAAATGTATGAATAATATTTTCGGTTAATTTAAAAAAAGCATAATGAATTCTATCTCTATAGATTCGGCTTCTTACTTCAGGATCTAAAGTATTATTATATAAAACAATAGCATCCTCAGTATCTTGAGTAAAGTATTGTACTCCCTTTTTCTTCTTTTCTACAGCCGATTCCATTATTTAAGTTCTTTAATAATAAAAGCATTTAAAATAGTTTGAACAGTTTTAACTTGTTCAAATACAAATCCGATTTCATCATCGGCTTTAAACGAACCTCTTTGATCTACCTCTTGCAATTTTTTATCTGCAACCTCAATAGTATCTGAAATTTTATTAAGATATGATTGATAAGAAACTAAAATTTTATTTTGTTGTTCCAACATATCTTCTTGTTTTTCAATTTTACGTAAAAGGTTAAAGGTCGTATATCCTAAGATTACGACCGTTATTGATAGAATAGTGATTAATGTTATCATAGATTATCTAATAGGTTTTTTAATCCCTCACTTTTCACAGTATTTAAAGCTTTTGCTTTAGTACCTGAGGTAGCAGGGGATGATTTTTTATTATTATCCAAGATAAATGATTTCTTTTTGGTTTCCACGTTACCCTGTAATTTTGGTAACCATTCTCTTTCAAATTCAATTCTAGCAGCCATTAGATCTGCCTGGTGAAGAATATAAGGGAGAGAAGTACGTGGTTTTTGTTCGGGCATAAAGGTAGTCAAATATTTTTTATTTGCTTCATCATATAAACCATCATGAGTTTGGATTGCTACCATTTCATTAAAGGTATACTGAATACCATGTACCTGGAGTAAATATAAACCACGATCGGGAACAGAGGCAAATGGGACTTTATTATTAAACATATAATCCTCCCCCAATTTTTCTTTTCTCCAATTATCAGTCTGAGGGATATATGATTCATTTTCTTCATCACCCATTTTACCCAGGTCATGATTTAGAGCAGAAAATACTAATTCTTCTTTAGTATAAGTAGTAGTATCAGCACCCATAGTAGCCCATAATTCATGAAGATGAAGAGCACAAGTAATAACACGATTAACATGTTCAACATACCCTCCAGGAAAAGCATTGTGGTATTCTTTTTTATGAGCAGCAGGCATCAACATTAGACGCTCACTATATTTTTCATAAAATTCTAATACCTTAGTTTTACGAGGTTCAGAAATATGATCCTCGATAAAACCCATTAAACGTAACCAATTTTTGGAAATGTCTTCAGCCGAAAGATTCATATATTAAAGTGAAGTGTTAATTTCTCCAGGACCTAAAGGTTCTTGTTGTACAAACATTTTAGCATCGTTAATACTATCCCTCATTTCGGTAATGTGTTCGTTAACGATTTCCCAACTTTGACCACGTCGGAGAGCGAAGTTTAGTTTCTCAATACACCCCTCGATTTTCTCCAACCGTCTCATTATTATATTTCTGTTTTTCATATTCTTATTTCTTACAACCCGTGATTGGAATGTAATATATTATTTTTTTAAAGCCAAGCTTAAGTTAAAAGAAGTTTTACAAAATCTAAATTCTTTTTAAGATGCGCGCATTTTTCGTATTCTTCTGTTTCCTGGAAGTAATTTATTGATAATTCTAGGGCTGTTTCTAAATGTATATCTGCAAAATGATAAAGGGCCTCTTGATGGGTCTTATCATTGGGATCTACTTTTTTAATATACTCCCAGGCTTTAGTGAATACTATATACTCACCAGCTTTATCCATATCAACCTTACTTAATTTTTCATCTATTTGTTCAAAGAACTTTAATAGTTGATCATTAAATAAATGGTGATTATAAATAATTTTTTTAAACATTCCAACCCAATATAAAGGATGTTTCTTATAGTAAGAAATCATTTCCTCATAACTTTGGGAAGGTTGTTCCTCGTTTGAACCCGAGGCACTAAATAATCCAAATATTTTATCCAGGTCCATTTACGATAAATATAGGCGCCATATACTTTTTTATAGCGCCTATATTAAATTATCTCGTAAAATTTGCGGATTGTGTCGAAAAACACAAAATCACGCTAATAAACTATAGTATTTTTTAAATTTATCTAAACGATCTGCTAAACCATGTGTACCACCATTTACTCTTTTAGTAACAGAAGTAACTACATCATCACCAGCTCCCCTATCACAAATAGTCCAAAGGTTATTTACATTAAAGAAGAAAGCAGCAGACATTAAAGGATACTTTTGTGCTACTAATTCAGGGAAAGATAAAATATCATCATCAACAAATTTATCAAAAGCAGTATAGTTAGATTTACCAGTTAACTGGATATATCCTCTACCTCTAAATTTCCAACCCTCACCAGAGGATTCAGGACCATTACCCATTCTACCTCCATAAGCACGGTTGGCAATCATTTCAGGTTTCATAGCATATTGGGCAGCATTAGTAGCATTAAATAATGAAGGCCACATTTTAGGTAATTGAGCAGCTGAATATCCTAAGTTTTCACTTACAGCTCTCCAGTTTCCTGATTCATGAGCACATTGTGCTAAGAAATGAGCTAATCTTAAAACATTAGTAATGTTGAATTTGGTAGCTGTTTCTGGGATTTGTACAATTACAGTATCAGGGATTGCTCCTCTTAATTTATCTAATTTAAAATTAGAGGTAGGAATTACTAAAGGAGCAGCAGGAAACATTTTTCCCCAAGTACCATCTCCAACAATACCATCAGCAGTCAAACCATTTGCGGCTTGCCATTCTTTTACTTTAGCTTCAGTCATAGGACCAAAACTTCCATCTGCATTCAAACCTAATTTGGTTTGTAATTTTTTAACATCTTCTCCGGTTGAACCAATTTTTAGTAACATAATTATTTTGTTTTTTTAGTTGTTTTCTTTGTTGTTTTTTTATCTTCGGGTTCGTCTAATTTGTCGATTTCGTTTGCTTTGGCTGCAATTTCTTCATCTAAAGTAGTCTTACTTAACAAATGTTTTACAATTGCTTTCCAAAGACCTTTAAGTGCTAATTTAATTTCTTCCATTATCCTTCGTTATTTTGTGTGGGTTCTTCTTCAATTTTTTCTTGGATTTCCATAGTGTCTTTCTTATCTTTTTTATTCATCCATTTATCAACAGATGCGATACCAAAAGCACCTAAAATAATAACCATAAATCCATCAAAAATAAATTCATTAATTACTAAAGGAGCACCAAAGTACCCAGTGACAAGATCAACAGCTAATGCTACGCAAAGCATAAAAAAAGCGATAAATCCAACAACAGCTTTTTCGTTGATTGAATTATTATCATCAAACAGTTCTCTAAAAAATTTTCTCATATTATTTATTTATTTGGTTTAACATCCATTTTTTCCATTCTTGGTATTCTTGTTCTCCTCCATTGTCTTTATAATCTTTATAAGCTTTTAAATAGGTAGGATCTTCAGGAGTAGCTATAGTATCTACACCAAACACCATCATACGTTTAGTAAAAATGTTCAATTTAGCTTTTGATTCAATATTTTCCCCTTTTATTTTATTAATATTATTTACAACTTGAGAAAGAGATTTTTCTTGAGCTTTAGCTGCAGCTTGTACTACTGTGTTTGCCATAGCCATATTTTTTGAACTTTTAGCAATTAAAGCATCTATTTCATCTATGTTAGGTGATTTAGTAGCATTTAAAGGTCCTATCATGTCAAATGCAACAAGCAGGAGAATAGTGATTATTATTTTATTTAAGTGTTTCATTTTACTTTGGGATTTTTCCTAATGTAGATAAAACCTCAAGTTTAGTGGTGGCAGCAGCCAAAGCACTATCTGATTTTTTAAGTTGGATAAGACATTTATCAACTTTAATTTCTAATGATTCTACTTTTTGGGTGTGTTTTTCAATTTGACCTTGATAGTTCATTTTATTATCAAGCCAAAGATATCCAACAACCACAAGTAAAAGGAATTGGACCGCCTTCCAGGGGTCTTTTGAAAATTGTTCAAAGGTAATTGGTAGTTTCATAGTTTCTAATTTTTAAAAACCAAAAACTAATTAAAAATAACTTTATTCAGTTATACATATTAAGGAAAAGGGGGAGAAGGTTTTGGTTCGTAAGGAATTAAAGGTAAATCTTTAACCCATAAACAATTCGGATTTATACATTGAACTATTTCCTCAATAGAAATAATCCAGTTATTATTTAAATCTTGAATGGGATTAAAAAAGCTGTCATCCATGTACCATTGACCCTCTAAATCTTGTTTTTGTTGTAGAGTTAATAATCCAACATATAGATTATAATCTTGGGGTGATATGTCTTTAATTGTTATCATACGTTACGAGATAAAGTGGTTTGATATGCTTGTACTGCGGTGTAAAGGTTTGATGCTTCGGTGTCGGTTAAGCCGTCACCAATGGATGCAAATGCACATTCAAGATTTGAGTATTGACCTGCTATTCCATTACCATTTCTTGCGGCAATATACAAAGCTGTTGATGGTTTAGTATCAAAATTAACAACAACTGTTTCATAAGATATTCCATTTCTAAATTTTTTATATTGAGATGCAGAGTTTCTATTACCCAAAAACAAACCACTTATATTTGTTTGTGCAGTTGTTGGGCTTGGCCATGAAAAAATACGTGTATAATCTTGGGAACCCCCAGATTGTAATTTCGGCGTTAAAACAAATTGGTCACCACCCGTACCTGTTCCAATAGGTGTTCCGCTATCGCTTTTGTTATCTCTACTATAATAAGATATGTGACCATTATTAGTGTCTAAATTTAAATTAGCGATAAAATAAGTACGAGCAAAACCATTTGTTCCATTCGGCAAAGCACCAGTGCTGCTATGTGTCCATCCTCCTGAAAACACCAACCTAAATGCAGCATCCAAATCACGTGGGTCTTTTAGGTTCCATTTGTGAGTAGAAGCCGTGCCACCAACAAATGGATAAATGGCTTTCATCTTTGTCCAAATGTTATATCCTTTTAAACTTACAACTAAAGTATTTATAGCAGATTGTTGAGTTGGATTAGTAATGCCTGCCGCTAAAATAAATGCCTCAGCATCAGGATCTACAGAAGGGGAAATGGTTACATCTGTATAACCTACTCCTCTTAACCTTAAAGTAGAACCTGTAACTGCAACCGCAGGAACAAGTGTTAAAGTACCACCCCCAGGTGATACAATAACAGAAGAGAAATAATCGTTTTGAATTAAAGTATTGAGTCCTGAACCCAAAGTATAAGAACCTGAAGTATTTTTAGGGGATGAACTATCGTATGCTCCATCGGCATTAGGAACTGTTTCTAAAGTAAAATAAGAATCAACCCCTAATGGATTAGAAATAACATACTCAAGAGTACCTCCTGCCGCTACATTATCAGGTTGTAGTTCAATAGATTGGGTTACGGAAACATTATATGAAGCCATATGTTATAAATATATAAAACAAAAAAGGCCTATCATTTTTGTGATAGACCTTTCCGTAGCTACGGCATCTGACTGCGGTACTCCCAACGGGATTCGAACCCGTGACTTCTCCGTGAAAGGGAGATGACTTAACCACTTGTCGATAGGAGCAGTTATTTGTGATTCTGACAGGGCTCGAACCTGTAACCTACGGTTTAGAAAACCGTTGCTCTATCCTATTGAGCTACAGAATCTAGATGGCGAACATCTATCGTCTTCAGTGGCGTTACCCCCCAAGGATTCGAACCTCGATTAAGTGGACCAAAACCACTTGTCCTGCCGTTAGACGAGAGGGTAATATAAAGCAGAAAGTGTAGGATTCGAACCTACGGACCTGTTACAGTCAACAGTTTTCAAGACTGCCGCATTCGACCGCTCTGCCAACTTTCCAAAAGTACCTCCTTGTAAACCCTTCCGATGCATCAAACAAGAAAATGGGGAGGTTTTGTTTCTACTTTTATCCCTGTACACGGCTAACCGTACTTCTTTGGTGTGGGGAACACGCGTGCTGATGCCGAATCAGCTAGTGCAGTCAGGACAGGATTCGAACCTGTATTGCACCACGCATGGCTTGCGTTTTGTTCCCTAGTCTCCTTATTTTAACGCCATATTCTGCAACCTGACTATATTTCCCCACCTTGAGATTACAGGTGAGTAGTTATTTCGGTTTTCTTACTTTCAATAAACCTGCGAGGCCTCCCTCATGAAATTAGTCACACTACTGGGAGGAGGTGTGTCGTGCTCCTTAGTTCCCATGAACCGGCGTTCTCGCTGTCCGGATCGAGCGAATCCATTGTTAAATGAGTCTTGGATTAAAGACTGCTGAATATCTCTTATTCATTGAGCCGAGAGCCAGATTCGAACTGGCGCGTCCTTACGGAACCTGATTACAAGTCAGGTGCAATCAACCACTATGCGACCTCGGCTTTTTTATTATGTCAAAGAACGGCTACGAACGCCTCCTGGTACTGCTGGCCGGGATCGAACCGGCACGACCTTTTCGGGTCACAAGATTTTAAGTCTTGCGTGTCTGCCTATTCCACCACAACAGCATATCTTTTAAACATCCCAAGCATCTGCTCCTACTTGTAGGCATTCAAGTAGTGATGATATGGGAAATTGTTCTTTATGTTTAAATGCTGACCAAATTACTTCAAGTTGTAATCCCTGTTTGTCGGCTTTAACCAAAATATTTTCACAAGCATCATTATAATTAGCTTCTTCAATATCTCGAGCATTCATTCTAAATTTTTCCTCGTAACTCATGATATAAATATATAAAAAGATCTTTATATTTCCAAATTATATTGGTTATTTTTTATTTCTTTTACGGGCTTGTTTTGCATTCTTGGCTTTAGCTCTTGACTTTTTCTGTTTTTTAGTCATTGGACTTTTTTTAATTATCCGAGAACCTGTATATTCCATTTCTTGTAAATTAGCATAAGCATTTGCATATACACTTGTTGCTGCTAATATAGACATAATATTCGATTTGTTTTCACTCATAGTTTTAATATTTTAATATTTAACTTAAGTACATTCCCTTATGCGGGAACGTACTCAAGTGCCAAATCATACAAACGCTCGTTCAAAACCAAATCCTGTTGGAAGTTTTTAATTTTACGAGCTTTACGAACTTTAGAACCATAGGTGTAATTAAACATACCATGAACTAATTTTTCTTGAACCACATTATAAACTGACCACAAATCAGAACCTTTATCTTGAGGACGAGTGGCTGAAAGCAATTCATCCAAGTCAACTTTGATATTTTCCACATCATCACCAAAACGAACCTCAAGAGCACGTTTTGCAAAATCAAGAGCTTGTTCTTGACCAAGTTCTACTTGACGAAACTTGTTAAGTGATTCAACAGTCAAAGGCAATTTTTCAACCATTGACTTAATGGTATTTTGCAATTCTTCAAATGAATAACCATAGTGACGGATTTTCATGTTTTCAAACTCACGGCTTGAAACAACTAAACCATTTTCACAAACCATACGGAACAAACCAGCTGTGAAAGTAAATGCATTTTTACCATCATGTGAGTTGGTCAATAGGATTTGAGGAAATACGTTATCACCATCTTCGGCAGTGATTTGAATATCATTGTTACGGAATACAACTAAGTGCTTTTGGAAACCAATACCCTTACGAGCACGAACTTCTTTAGCATCTACAACACCCCAACCTAGAGCTGACATATCGTCAATAATTTTGTCGGTAGGAATGTGAGCATACTTTTCACTAGTTCCAGGAGCACTGGTAGCAGTAAAAATTGAAGGAGCCTGTTGGCGAATCTGACTTTTTAAAATGAACTCGGAATTTTGAATGTTTAACATAACTTTTATTTTTATCTTTTTTTCTATGACATGAATGTACGAAAGGGATCCTGCGGAGCCAAATTTGCTGCGAAGGAAATTTCATTTAGAATGATTCTAAGTGAGAGGTTTACCTAAAAGTACTTTTTGTGTTTTCTTACCTCCTATAAAACGAGTATAAGAACCATCATCTAGAATATCTAGGGCTTTATTTCCCATTACTTTTTCAATAGTGGATTTATCAGTAACTACAGGAACACCTTTAGTCAATAAAATATCTTTTATCTTTCCAGATACCTCAATATAGTTACCTGGTGTTTTAAGCATGTCTACTTGTTTATTAATGGATTTAGATTTTGCAGGAGGGGTATCATCATGACCCATAGCAGCTAATTTATTACCTGCTTCTTTTTTCTTAGATACAATAACGGCATCTATTTGTGGATCATCGTCTATATCAATAACTGTGTAATTTGCGTCGCCTTCTGCACCTGTTACATCTGATGCGCTACTATAATTTAGATTACCGCCTATAGACGCATATGCTGTATTGATTAGGTCAAAAATATCACCAGCATATTCTTCTGTTTCTTTTTTATCAAGATCTACCCATTGATCTTTAGGTAGTTCTTCTAATAAAGGATTACGTTTTAAATATTCAATTAAATTAAAGGACATATCTGTTATAAATATCAACAAACACATCAAAGGAAATCCTGTGACCTAAACCTTCTACTTCCTCAATATCACAATAAAATAAAGCATCATCAAGAATCTCTTTAGTAATTAAAGGATTAATAACGTCATCTTCTAATCCTAAAACAACAACGGGTTGAAAATTAACGTTAGGTTCTCTAGCTTCTAATCTATCCAATTGAGGTTCAATAGGACGAGAGTGAATAGCAGGGTTAAAAACAATAGCATCAATATTATAATAATTAGCTAACATTAAACCAGCATGACCTCCCATTGAAGAACCAATAATTAAATCAGGTTGAAAAGATTCAACCATACTCATAAGCTCGGCTTCAATATTAGATTTACGATAATCAATAGAGGGAGCTAAAACAACAGCATTTTCTCGTAAAAAATCTACTTTATCACAAATATTAGAACTTTCTAATCCGTGTAAATATAATACTTTTTTCATAACCTTTATTTCTGTACTGTGAATGTACGAAAGAGGGGTTGGAAATCCAACCCCTTTCTTTCTTTCTTTTTTATTTATAAACTTCTTCCCATTTTGCAATAAACTCTTCTTCAGATATACTATGTTTTTTCCATCCTGTAAATCTATCAGCTACTATCCAATCTTTATCAAAAAGGTCTAACATTCGTTTAATAGCTCTTCCATCTATATTCCACTCAGTATTACTTGTAACTAAAATTGGCTTTTTTGAATTAAAGTACAATTCAGTCATACCTTGGTGAGTTATAATATAATTAAAAATATTTTCAGGCATTTCTCCCTCTTCTACTTTTTCCAAAGTCATTGGAGTATTAAACTTATATTCTTCAATAGTATTAAGTTTCATATCATCTTTCCACCCACATTTATCTACTATAGGTTTATTATTAAAGGCACGAACTACATACATTCTCCAACCCCAATAAAGCTCACAATAATCAAAAACATTATCTAAAGTAATTTCAATATCTTTAGGAGCTAAAAATACTATATCTCCAAAATATACATTTTCATCCCATATCTGGTATTCATTATCTTGTCTCCAAAAATTATAGTATTTTCTATTAACACTTGCAGTTAGATGATAGGCATTATAACCTTTATCATAAATGTCAATAAATTTTCTACTTTGTTTTCCTACCTCTTTAATTAAGGCTTTTTTTCCTTTTAACCAACTACTATCCATAACTCTTATTTTTTAATATGATGTGAATGTACGAAAGCCCTTTCGGGCTTCCAAATCTATTTTTCATTTAGAATCATTCTAAGCGACTGCTACTAATTCAAATAACTCTTTATTAATACGAGTATCTTCCTCTATACTAGATACACCATTCATAGGATTACCTAAATGATCTACAATTCTATGAGGTTGAGTAAGATTTTCTTGAATCCTATTAAATATAGTCCATACATCATCACCTTTATCTTCCTCTCTTACTACATTAAGTAATTGAGAAACATCAATACGATGACCTTTACCAAAACGAATTTCAGCAGCTTCAGTAGCTAAATTCATTGCCTCTTGAGGTGATACATTTTTTTCTTTTAGCTTATTAAATTCTTCCATTACTCCTTGAGTTCGAATACCTAAATCACAAAGGATTTCTTGTAATGTATATTGTCCTTTTTCTGAATGTGGTACTTTTGCACTACTATAAGAGGTATGAGCAACCAAACCATTAGAGCAAACCTGACGATAAGCACCTAAATCAAGTTCCATAGGTTGTGCTCCTGTACAAGAATTTGAAATATTCATAGTAGCAACAGCCTCTGTTTTACCTTTAGAGTTTTTAACAGTAAAATCAGGATGTTCCATTCTAATAAAATGGGAATTAACTTTACGGTTTTTACCTCTGGTTTCATAGGCACCAGCAATGTTCCAACCTTGACGTTGAAATTCTCTTACAGCATCTAGGGATTCAACCATTACTGGTTTTGATTTAATACGTTGGTTATCTCTCCAATCTTTATCTAAAGAAGGGATAAAAGCAGACAATTTGTTAATGTCGTTGTTTAGGGGGATTAA